TTACTAACAATAGCGTCAACAATCTCTTTAGATATCGAAGGCATAATAATACTCCACTATATTATATATTTATTAAATCTTACCCTTAGCCATATCGCCAGGAGCAATTGCTGCGGAAAATGCACTATCTAAATCACTTTCTCCGCCATTCATGGCGCCAGGAGTCATCTCCTCTTCGCCACCCATACCCATCATTGAAGGATCCATTTCCATAGGATCTTGTATAATACCTAATTCTTTTTCCTTCTCAATCTGTAAATCCATCTCTTCTATCTCCTCATCAGTGAAGTGAAGGACTTGTTTACGTACATAATCAACTGAAAAATATCTACCGAGGTATGGTTCGATCATTCCAACTGAATTTAATCTTTCAGTTAAAAGCTCGTTATCTTTCAATTCTGTGAAATGATTATCGAAAATATAATCGTACTGAATATTTTCTTTCATCTCATCCCAATCATCTATAGTAAGAATACCCTTAAGAAGTAATTGAGTTCTTAAAAGATCATTGAATAGATCTGAGAACTTCTTACGTAGACGACCAACGAACTTAGCAAATTTAAGTTCATCTCTGGTTATCTCATTGGTTCTACCAATAGTGAATGATGATTCTTGTTCCAGTCTTGAGAGAGGGATATTCAGAGACTTATATAGTTTCTTCTGGAAATACTTAACATCTTCTAACTCACCTAAGTTTTGTCCACCAGGCAATGTAGTAATTTCAGTACCTCTACCTCCTTCTCTACGTGGTAACCAGAAATCCTCAAGCATACTCATATGCTTTCTATCATCCTTAACCTCACCAGTAGAAGAATCATATACCAGTTTATTTCTATATCTATTCATCACTTCACGGAGATATTGTTCCGCTTTCATTTTAGGTAGATTACCTACATCAATATAGAAAATTCTTCTTTCTGGTGCTCTGGATATCCTGTAAATCACCAAGGAGTCTTCAATCATTCTTAGTTGATTTACTGACTTAATTGCTTTATGTAAGAATGATAGAGTCATATTTCTATTATGATCCATCAATCCAGAGGCAACAAAAGTTATTGCATCATCTGCTATTTTTAATCCCTTCGCTTGGGTAGTTTTATACCCATGAGGGAAGTACATATAGTATTCTACAACGTCACCATAATCATATGATTTTGCAGCTCCACCATCTTGGGTGATCATAGCAGAACCATCTTTATTCTTAACTATCTCTCTAACTTTCTTTATCTTTAATGCATCAATATATCTTAACTCTTTAATTCCTTCTTGTGGTTTATCAAAATCAATTAACTTATGATAAAACATTCTACCGTCAATATACCAACGACGGAATATATCATGTGACTTTCTATCAAAATCTAATAGACGTATAATAAATTTAAATTCTTCTCTTATCTGTTTTTTTATCTTCTCACTAGCTTCTAAGTTAGATAACTCAATATTAACTGGTGCAAAGTCTAAATCACTAGCAACCGATTCATTAATTATATCATCTATAGCACCATCACATTCTGGGTGCAATGCGATCTCTCTGTACTTCTTAATTAACTCAAAATCATTATTACTTTTAGGTATTCCGTCAATATCTACGTACTGACCAAAATAGGCACCAGCCGCTACTACGGAGGTGCCGTCATCATTATTAGGCGGGGCAGGAGAAATTAGTTTTGCTTTCTTCTTACGCTCCGCAATAGAGAACCCAAATAACTGAGTCATAGTATAAATTTATTCCTTAATCTTTACTATTTAGTTACTTTAGCTTGCGGTATCTAGAGTTGGATTAGAAACCTCGTAATAGTTATATTGGAATTCGCAAGTGAATTCTTCAATCTGATCGTTAGATTCGTATGATAGATCTATTGCAGATAGCGCAGATGGCCATGCATCATAGAACTTATAAGAACGAACAACGTCCATTCCATCATTACCAGCAGCAGTTATATTAGGTGGAGTCTTATCTGGTTTTTTACCATCTCTACTTAATTGGAATACTTCCAAATCTACTGTGTATCCTTGACCACCATCGCCGTAACCAAGTTGTGAAACGTTTTCTGTCAGTGCGTTAATACCTCTAGACCATGCTTCAAATGCTTTACGAATGGTAAACTCACCGTCATTTAAAACGGTAACTGACCAAGGTTCAAATGTCCTGTCTCCAGCAACTTTAAGCATCCTTCCTCTAAAAGGAACGTCTATCGATCCTATTGTAGATGCAGGAATTTGTGCGGTTTTTACAAGAAATTGAGCTTTTTCTGTAGCAGAATTAGCGTCAATTGTTCCAAAATCTATTATACTAGCTAATTCATTTGGGAAGTTAAGGCGAACCATAAACAGATTCGGCCTTGCACCACCCTGTGTAAGTTTTGACTTAAACTCTGATATGCCTCTTGCCATTTTATTATTCTCCGAAGTTGTAGTAAGCTAAAGGGTAATTAAGAAATTAATTCGTTGAATGAAACACCAGTTCTGGTGGCAACGAATGTAATTGTGATGAAGTTGATTGAACGAGCAGGTTTGACATAAATTTCAGCCTTAAACTCATTTCTATCAATAACATCAGCAGTGTTGTTTGAAGTGTCACAAACAACTAGGAAGTCATAAATGCCTCTCCTACCCTGTACACCTCTAAGATATGGTTCGACTGCAGCCCTAAAGCCAGATCTTGTTAACTCATCGTTAATCTCAAACAACTGATATTTAGAGAATTGTGCAATATTCTTTTCCAACTCAATAAAGAGTCTACGAACATTAATTCTATCAAATGCAGATGGTGAAGCAAGTGCAGTTTTATCACCAAATAATAATGTTCCTTGGCCAGGGAATGTAGCGATAGGATTAACCCTTGCGGTGTAAAGTCTATCTCTATCAGCCTGTCTTGGACTAAATGCAAGTTTTGTTGCATTACGGATTCCACCTCTGTTATATCCAGCAGGTGAGAACCATGATTCCGCATTAATTGTAGCACTAATACATAGACCAGCAACGTCAGCTGCACATGGTACATAACGATAAACATCATTATACTTGTCATAGATGTACTTATATCCAGAATCATATATTGCATATGATGTACTTGGAAGTTGATTAAAGAAATCTATAATAGCATCTACTTTCTGAGAATTTGTATTTGAGTTAACTACATCAGAAGCTTCTGGTGAAACAACTGCAATACAATCTCTTCTAAGTTCTGCGATAGCAATCAATCCAACTGCTTTTGTAACTGAAATCTTGCCTGGAACTAAGAAATCGATATCTCCAAAGATTTCTGGATCTTTAACTAGATCATATCCAGCAATTAACCCTGCATCAACCAATTCAATTTTTGCAGATGTTGAATAATCGTAGTTAGCACCTGCAGCAAGAACTCTTCCTTCTGTCGAAGCACCACCAAAAGTGAATGGTTTAAACCATGCATCAACACTTGAACTACCAATATTAGCAGAAGTTTTACCAGATGTTATATTTGCTTGAGTTAACTGATCTCCAGTATCTGCAAATGTTTGATCTCCAGCATAAATGAATTTAGACTGTTGATTAACAAAAGTTTTCCAGTATGTTGCAGTTCCTTCTGATGTTTTTGCATCAGTTGCTTTAGAAACATATGTCATTGTTTCCAAAACTTCTCCAACATTTCCAGTTACACTACCAAGAGTATCAACCACTGCAATATGGAATTCGTCATACTTACCACCCTTTGCAGTTGTAACACTTGATGTGCCTGGTTGTGGTGCAATAGTTGTCCACTTCTTACCAGAAGCATACTCTAGAGTACCATAAACATCAGCTTGATTTATAGCAGTTACAGTACCTACTGCAACACCAGCATGTGTTTGTACAACTGAACCTACAGCAAGTCTTTGTGTAGTATCCCAAAGAGTAACTTGGACGGTATCACCATCAACTACTTTATAAACACTACCGTAGTATGTACTAGTTCCAGATGCCCACTTAATTGAAGCACCAGCAGCAGGTATTGCAACAACACCATTTACAACAACCGTAATATCAGTAGCACCAGCATATGTACCTGATCTAGGTAAAGTTAAAACATCATTGTCTGCATAATCCTTACCATTATCAGCTATTGTAATGGTTGCAGCACCGTTAGCAGCAACTACAACTTGGAATATTGCACCAGATCCTGCACCACCAGTGGCAGTAATTTGATACGTACCAGCAGTTCTACTTCCAGTTGCACCAGCGTTTGTTGCGCCATCATATGCAAGAACAGATCCTGAATCATTAGCAAAACTAATTTCTTGGTCAGCACCGTGGTCTACAACAGAAACAGTTACACCGTTGTTGAAAGCACCAGATGTTCTGGCTGCCCATTCAAAAGTATTTGTTGTTCTAGTGTCAAAATCATCTTTATTTTTAATTGCGAGACCAGTTTCACTACTATTATCTCTCTTAATATTTGAGTTACGCAAACCTAAGTCAGTAGCCCCTGAAGGTCTTACAACTGCTGCGATTCCGCCGTACTGTATGATTGTTGCTGCAGCAAACCATGCTTCGAAATTGTTGTTATCTGGTTTTCCAAATGTATCAACCAATTCTCTTTCGCTAGCAAGATATGTTACTACATCAGTAGGCCCCTTTTGAGCCGCTATAGCAACTACACCGATATTTTGATCTGCAACTTGAACGGTAGCTGTAAAATCAATCTCTTTTACCTCTACGCCAGGTGATGCTAAAGCCATGTTTTTATTTCCTCTATGAGATCTTTTTCTCCAAACTATTTATTATTTCTAGGTTTACAAACGGGGAAACTGTACATGAACAACCTACCAATCAGGATATAACCAATCTGAAAATGTAGTATTCCTTTTTCTCCTTTCCATTATTCTTCTTATAGTGCAGAGTTTACACTCATATGCATAAGCTGATGGAAATCCTTTTCTATTTTTACGTGTAAGATAAAATCCATCCATAAGATCCTTTATTTCACCACAAGTCCTACACTTCCTCTCCTGTAATAATAAATGTTCCAATTCATATTGTTCTTCTAAATTCATTCTAACATTTCCTCATAGAATACATTATCACCATACCCAACCATAGATTGTTTCCACTTATTAGAATGCCATACCTTTTTATATATTTCTAATATAGATTCTTCTCCACCTTCTGTATTCCATTTACGAATATATTCATCACTGGATCTATCATAATGAAATCCTTTATCGATGAGATTAGCTATAAATTCAATATCTTCCTTTGGTGTCATCACTTATAATCCCACATGAAAGCCATATCACCATATTCATCAACCTTAGCCCATGCGTCACCTTTATCATCAACTTCAACTTCTTCATCCAAACCATCCAAAACAAAACCAAATGGAGCCATATCTTCTTCTATAGCTTCTCTTTGATCTTCAAATAATCTCTTTCTGATATCATCGGAAGTTAATTCCTTAAAGTATGGTTGAACAACTAACCATGCATATATTACCAAACACATAGCAAGATCATCATTACAACCTTCCTGTGCTTCAAATGATTGTTTCCGTTGAAT